GAACTATCAATGAAAAGAGAGCAACTCTAGCAATTCTTTCACTTTGGAGAAATGAGTTAATCAAGGGTCCCTATTCAGTAAAAACAATTACTGATAAGGGATTGGTTGAAGCTTGTCAATTCGAAGAGAAAGTAACGATAGGAGGTTATTTTTCAAAGATACGACCAACTCTTTCTCAAGAGTGGATCGACCTTTTAGAAATAACCTTCCCATCGAGTGAACGAACACAAAGAGTCAAAGGTCTTTGCGAACTCAATTCCCTCCATGTCTCTGCAAAGAGTGGTCCCAATGGACCTGCCGTTTATTCAGCAGCTGTCGATTGGAACGCTCTAAGCGGAGACATGAAGAGAACCATCAAGGGTATTGCTACCCTGACGAGTCACAAAGACCTTTTAGGCCTTATGCGCGTTCTTCCTTCCGAAGAGTGTGTCGGTTCTCTACATTCAAAGATTTCTTTGAAAATAGAGCCCGGAGGAAAGATGAGACCGTTCGCAATATGCGATTGGTTCAGTCAATCCTCCTTGAAAGGTCTGCATCTCTACCTATTCAGGTGGCTCAGAGAGCAACCTGAAGATGGAACGTTTTCTCACAATCGATGTGCTTCTGAAGCACAAGAATGGACAAAACGCCCCATCTCTGATTCCGAGGCTGTCTACAGTAGTGACCTTTCGGCCGCTACTGACAGATTTCCTCGAGATCTACAGGCAGAGGTTCTCTGCCAAATGTTCGGAGTAGAATACTCCGGACTTTGGAGAAAACTTGTTGCAGACCGGACTTTCACACTCCAAGATGGTGAGGAGGTAAGGTACAGTGTGGGACAGCCCATGGGGATATTATCCTCATGGGCCATCTTTGCTGTAACCCACCATTTAATAGCGCGCCTCTCTTATAGATTAACTAAAGAGAGGTGGACTGCTAAATTCCTCATCATCGGAGATGACATTGCTACAAAAGGTAGAAAACCAAGTGAGTCTTATCAAGACTTGATGGTTAACTGCCTTGGGGTGGTGGTATCAAAAGAGAAATCTTTTGACCCATTATCCCCCCATCCTCGAATGAAGATCCCTATCCACTCTTGCGAAATCGCTAAACGCGTTTTCGTAGAAGGGGAAGAGATCACACCCATTCCGCCACAAGAAATTCTAGGTTTATTCGGTGGACCAAGCGGTCTATCGACTATCCTAAATTCTCTTGTGATCAGAGGCTGGAGTAGCGGTCACTGGGAAGCGCCCGCGCCATCACTTGCTCTGTTAGGAGATAAACCCTACCAGAGCCTCGCCCTAGCTACGTTCCCC